GACTATGCCTTTGTGATGACTGGCTTATCTTTCTTCTCAAATGCTAGATGTACGGACGCAATGAAGATTGCTAAGAAGATTAGCTATGACAGTTATCGTTATGTGATGGGGAGTTACTTCCATGATACCCAGGTAGTTAAATCAACTGAACGGTTGGCTACGCTTAAGATATGGGAAGAACCCGTCGAACAAGGTTACTACGTCATTGGTGCTGACCCTGCCTATGGCAGCAGTGATTGGGCTGACCGTTTCTGTATCCAAGTGTTTAGATGTTATTCAGATGGTATGGAACAGGTTGCAGAGTTTGCTTCCTCTGAGATGAACACCTATCAGTTTGCATGGGTGATCGCGCACCTTGCTGGTGCTTACAAAAACTCAACACTGAACCTTGAAGTCAACGGGCCTGGACAGGCTGTCATCAATGAACTGAAGAACTTAAAACGCCAAGCCTCTAGCATAGGCGGTGTAGTAGGCCGTGACCTGATGGATGTGTATTCCTCTATGCAACAGTTTATCTGGCGTAGGAATGATTCTCTTGGCGGCATGAGTAACAGCATTGGTTGGCTGACCACACAGCAGTCTAAAGAACGGATGCTGTCTTACATGAAGGATTACTTTGAACGCGGGATGATGAACATTTATTCCGAAGATGCCATTGATGAAATGAAGACTATTGTCAGAGATATGGGCAGCATTGAAGCCTCTGGCCGCAACAAGGATGACCGTGTGATTGCTTGTGGCTTGGCAGCCGCCGCGTATGCGGAACAGGTTGGCCCTAGATTGATTACCGCTAAGATCACTAGAGACTTGAACAAGAAGCAAGAGGACATGACACCCGGCGAGATGGCCGCCAGTCGTGGCGTATCAACGTACCTTAAGAGGATAGGCTTTGGATCACAATGACTTAACCATCGTATCAGTATACGGACACAACACAGGCTCTACAGCCATACCAAGCATCCTCAAGTCTATGCAGGAACTTCCTGGCAGCCGAGGCTTACTGTTGAGCTACAACAAGCCTGTAGACCTGCCTAGTGACATTGAGTGGCAAAGGATTGAGCACACAAACTACATGGAGTACAGCCCCTTCATGATGCACTGTTTGCAATCATTCATTAAGACTGAGTATTGCTTGGTAGTGCAGGATGATGGATGGGTATTGAACGGCAACAACTTTAAATCAAATTATTACGACTATGACTATATCGGTGCTCCTTCCCATTGTGGCCTTGTGGGTAATCAGTTTCTTTTACAATTCGGATGGGTGATGCACCCTGAGCGCAGGGTAGTACAGAACGGTGGATTCAGCCTACGTAGTAAACGTCTACTCAGCATCATGAATGAGAAAGGATTGATCCACAGGTACGCTACAGAGATACATAGCTGGAATGAAGATGCACAGTACACGGCTATCTTAAGACCCACCCTTGAGGACTGGGGTATTAAATATGCACCTGAGAACATAGCCAAGAACTTTAGCATTGAGTATGTTGGCCCCATCTACCATGACAGTTTTGATTACTCGGTGTTGGTTGGCCACCATGCACAGACCCGACAGCTTGTCGGCGATATGCACATTAAGATGAAAGTGTCAGATGAAGAAGTAGACCGTATGTATGGTGAGAGACAATTCCTAAACTATTTACAATCAATAGGTTACACAATTGAACCCCGTCATACCTAAAGCAGAACTACATCAAGTATTGAAGCGTTTCTTTGATGACCAAGATCGCGGTATCAGTATCTCTTTGTTTGCTGAATTAGCAGGCTTGACCAAGAAAACCTTGATTGATATTTTTTATCGTAACCACACCATGACTGAGCGCAGCCAGGTTCGTTTATCCAAAGCCTACCATGCTTGGAAGAATGGTGAGATTAGGGTAATGCAGAACCGTGATAGAACGCGGTTTGTAGAATACCGGGAAGAACCTAAGCCGACTGTAGTAAGAAGCACTAAGATTGTTGTAGATAATGGAAAGCTACGTTTAGAGATCAGCCCAAAAAACCCAAGAGATTATTCTGGCAAGACTTTGGATGAACAACTAAGGGGAAGATAATGATATTAAAGGATTATAAGTGTCCAGCACATGGATACATTGAAAGCGATATTGCGGTTTGTTTTGTTGATAATTGTGAGGCAAATGTTATGCGCGTGCATTTACGTGCGCCTGGTATCAAGTCAGAACGTACCAAAGGCATTGATACGAAAGCGAAGCAGCTTGCGATTGATTACAAAATGACCAACATCAAAACGGCTAAAGAAGGTGAGAGCCAAGCCGGGTATTACACCCGAAACAATGAGAAGCCTGTTGAGCAGCCAAGAGAGCAGCGGCCTGGTGATGCGGCAATTTGGGGTGGGGCAGGGGGAATGAATATGTCATCTATTACCAGAGGTGGTATGTTTAGGTCTGTAGCCGGTGAGCCGGTTGGCATCAACCCTAAAGACGCGGGTAATTTGACGGGGCCTCGCGCTGCAAGTTATATTCCCGATCATGAAAACCTAACGATTAATAAATAATGCGTATTCCATCAGGGCTTTCCGAACGCGAACAATTCTTTAGAGATTTGATTCAAAAATGTATGGTGAGCCTTGAAGAACGCAAGGGTGACTATTCTAGCCTACGCTCGTTTTATTTATTTGGTTCTGGCCCTGAAGATCAACCCGCAATCTTCAACAAGATTTATCCACACATTGATACGCTGTGTAGCTTTCTCTACTCAGCCGAGACTACCCGCTTTTCTATCAACATTGGTGCATCTGTCAGCCCACTAGAGGAACGTAAGGTTCCGCGTTTGACGGCGGCATTAAATGACGAATGGCTTAACAGCAATGCCGATCAAGTGTTTAGCGAGGCTTTGACTTGGGCATTATGTTTTAACACAACCTTTGTCAAACTGGTTTACCAGAACGGTATTCAGCCTTACATGATTGAGCCAGGCACAATGGGGGTGTTGCGTGAAGATACGCCCTACACTGACCGGCAACAGGCTATTGTCCAGACGTATTACATCACTAAAACCGAGTTGTATAACCGTTTGTATAGCCATCCTAGACGGGATGAGATTGTCAAACGTGTGACTACGGCTTACAACACCCGTACAGAGGATATACCAGAGGGTATTGACCGCATCATCATGAGTCAAACCAATCCTACGCTGTACGGTACGGTCAATTTAGATTTGTATGGCCAGAACCGTTACAAAGCACGGGTAGCGGAAGATACGGTCAAGATGTATGAGTTGTGGGCATGGAATGATGACATTAAAGATTATCAGTGCGTCACTATTGCTGACCCTGATATTGTTATTTATGACCGGCCGGGTGAGAGTTTATTCCTCAAAGGTGAGTTGCCGTTCATTCAGATATGCCCTAATCCGCAGTATGACTATTACTGGGGACAGTCTGAAGTACAAAAATTGGTCTTTTTGCAGCAGTTACGCAATGGCCGCATGACGGAAATACTAGATTTACTGAGCAAACAGGTCAATCCACCTACCTTCTTGACCGGTTTTACGGGCATTTTAGACGAGAAAAACTTTGCTTTGAACCGTCCAGGCACGGTAATGAGCAGTGATATGCCTAATGCAAAGGCTGATCGCCTTGCTCCACAGATGCCGCCAGACCTATTTGAAGTCTTGCATGAGTGTGATGCCATGTTTGCAGAGGTATCAGGCATTAGTTCTGTGCTGTCTGGACGCGGTGAACAGGGCGTTAGAAGTGCTGGACACGCCTCTCAATTGGCTAGATTAGGCAGTTCTAGGGCTAAAAAGCGTGCTTTGATTGTCGAAGATGCGCTAGAAAAGGTTGCGACACTGTATTTGAAGCTGATGCAAGCCTATGACCCCACACATTATCGTGATGAATACGATACACCATTCATTGCCGAACAATTTTCAAAAGACTATCACGTTAAAGTAGATGCACACAGTAACAGCCCGATATTTATGGAAGACAGTCGAACATTAGCGTTTAACCTGTTGAAAGCACAGGCAATTGACAAAGAATCATTGCTTGACTTATTAGAACCACCGATGAAACAATTGCTCAAAGATAAGCTGAAGAAGAAAGAGCAAGCTGCGGCTGCTCAACCTCAACAGCAAGAACCTCCCAAACGGGAAAAACCTGACTTGAAAGCACTTTAATATGGCAGAAACAGCTTATAGTGGATATGCAAGGGGTGGCAAAGAAGCAAATGCTAGAGCCGCCAAAGAAGTATTTGATAGAGATGTTGAAGGCGCAAGAACAACTTATGAAACATATAAGCGTTCTGGCGAGCCATCATCTAGAGAAATTTCTAGTCGAATTGGTCGCGGAGATGAAGAGGCAATAAGAAAAGTTGAACGAGCTAGTCGAGCTTCTGACCAAGAACGCAAAAGAGAATCAAGACGCGGAAGAAGAAACTAATGGCAACAGAACGTATTGCACCAAAGGCTGACCAACCTCGCGTATCTACGGGAGAACTAGGACGCGCAGAAAAGGCTGGAGCTGGTGGCATGCGCTCAATGCGACAAATTAGTAGAACTTAAAGGAACACATCATGTACGGAAAAAAGTCAAAGCGCGGTCGTAAGTCCTGCCGCTAAACAGTTTCCCCGAAAGGGAAAAGGGTGTGGCTTCCTTCCCTTACAAAAAGGTCGCTGCCTTCAACTTTGGAGAAGACTATGCGTAAAGCTCGTAAAGGTCGTAAGAGCCGTAAATAATTGACGGGGGTTTTGCCCCTGTTGATTGTTTGGTTTGACCACACAAATTCCTACGGGGGGCTGGAATCCAAAAATGCCCTCCACTTGACAAACTACAATAGTCTGATTTAATCGCGACTGTTGAACAGATAGAGGACGTATATGGCAAAAGATGCAAAGATGATGGACTTGATTCGCTCACAGCAAGGTGGAGCAGGGACAACTCCCCCTGCAACGACCCCTGAAGCGGGAATGTCTGATGCGTC